GCAATGGGGTGCGAATTTAAGTAAATTTGATGGTGTTGCTATGGTTGGTGGAGTAAAACTTAACGGCGAACAAATGTATTCACAATCATTACAAGACATAGAAAAATTAGAAGAAGAAATAAGAGGCACATACGAAACGCCTGTTACGTATATGATAGGATAATGCAATGCCAACAAATCATTACTTTCAATCAGGCAGTGGTATAGGTAGTCCTGCCGAAAAAAGACTTTACGAAAATTTAATTATGGAAGGCCTAAAAATATATGGCCATGATTGTTATTACCTACCACGGACATTAGTTAATCAAGATTTAATATTAGGAGAAGATGTATTAAGTAAATTTGATGATTCTTATTTACTTGAAATGTACATTGAAACTACTGAAGGTTTTGCAGGTGAACAAGAATTAGTATCTAAATTTGGTTTAGAAATACGGGACGATACAACCTTTATGATTTCTAAACGTAGATGGCAGGACCAAGTTGATACTCCTGCAACGCTTATAAAAGAAGGTAGACCAAATGAAGGAGATTTAATTTACTTTCCTTTAATGAATTCGTTTTTTGAAATTCAATTTGTTGAAGATCAAGAACCATTTTTCCAATTAGGCAATTTACCTGTTTACAAATTACGTACTACAAGATTTGAATATAGCTCAGAAAAAATTGATACTGGTGTTGCAGATATTGATAAGTTAGAAGATACAAGATCACTAGATCAATTACTACATCAATTTAATTTAGAAACAGCTACAGCTGCAGGAACAGGTTCATTATTATTAGAATCTTCTACTGGTGAAATTAATTATTTAATTAATGAATCTTTTAGTATTACAACACAATCAAAAGGTTTTGCAGATAATGTAGCATTTGAAGCAGAAGATGATATATTAGACTTTACTGAAAGAAATCCTTTTGGTGAAGTGGATGAAGGATTTTAAATATGTTTGGTAAACATTTTTATCACCAAAGTTTAAGGCGACTTGTAATAGCGTTTGGTACAATTTTTAATAATATAGTAATTCATAGAAAGGACAGTTCTGGTAATGTTGTCCAATCTCTTAAAGTACCTTTAGCATATTCACCCAAAGAAAAATTTATAACAAGATTAGACCAACAAGCTGATTTAGACTCTAGAGAAGTAGCTATAACTTTACCTCGTATGGGTTTTGAAATTGCTGGTATTTCTTATGATGCACCTAGAAAATTACAAAAATTAGGAAAAGTTAGAGCAGTTAAATCAAGTAGTTCATCAATTATGGATTATCAATATAATCCAGTGCCTTATAATATAAGTTTTAATTTGTATTCTTTTACAGCTACTGCTGAAGGTGGATTACAAATAATAGAACAAATTATACCATTTTTTCAACCAGATTATACAGTAACAATTAATGCTTTACCGGAATTAAGTATTAAAAGAGATATTCCTATAGTTTTAAATAGTGTTAATTATGAAGATACTTATTCTGGAGATTTTAGACAAAGAAGAGCAGTAATTTATACATTAAGCTTTACTGCTAAAAGTTATGTATTTGGTCCATTGAGAAGTCAAAAAGTTATTAAGACAGTTAAAACTGACCAATATTCAGATATAGGTTTAGATGAAAAAAGAGAATCAAGAATTACTATTGTTCCGGATCCTACAACAGCAAATTTTGATGATGATTTTGGATTCACAACTAGTATTGAATTTTTTCAAGATAGTAAGGAATATAACCCTGAAACTGATACGGATGAATAATTATGAATTTTCAAAAAGACATTGAGAAAGTTTTGGGAACAAAACACACTAAAGAATTAGTTAAAAAAGAAAAAACAGAAGTAGTAATACCAACAAAGGGACAAGATGTTGATAAAGATTATCAGTATTCAAGAGATAATTTTTATAATCTTGTAAACAAAGGTAATGAAGCAATTGATGGTATTTTAGAAATTGCAAAAGAAGGCGACCATCCAAGAGCATACGAAGTTGCTGGAGATTTAATTAAAAATGTTGGCGATGTTGTTGATAAACTTGCTGACTTACAAGATAAAATGAAAAAGTTAAAAGAAGTTCCTGGTAGGACTTCTATGCAAGTTAAAAATGCTTTATTCGTAGGTTCTACTACTCAATTACAAAAAATGTTAGCAAAGAAAAATAAGGAGAAGAAAAAATAATGTGTCCAATGTGTTATGTGCCTTGGTTCGTTGCTATCCTTTCAGCATTAGGATTAACTGGTGCCTCTATATGGTTTAATGAGAATCAATTTTATGCAGGTGTAGGAGTTGGTTTAACAGGACCTGCTTTGATTTGGAGTATCTATAAATTATACAAATATTTTAAAAATAAAAAAGTTAGTAGTGTAAAAGAATAATGCCAGTAGTTAGTAACGAAGCATATTTAGGAAATCCTAATTTAAAAAGAGCAAATACAGCTGTTGAGTTTACAAAAAAGCAAGTATTAGAATTTGACAAATGTATGGCTGACCCTTCTTATTTTGTTGAAAAATGGATGAAGATTGTAAGTTTAGATGAAGGTCTAGTTCCTTTTAATATGTATAGTTTTCAAAAGGATATGATAGATAATTTCCATAAGAATCGTTTTTCTATATGTAAATTGCCTAGACAAAGTGGAAAAACTACAATTATAATAGCATATATCTTGCATTATATTGTGTTTAATGAAAATGTTAATATTGCTATATTAGCAAATAAATCTCAAACAGCAAGAGATATTTTAGGAAGATTGCAGTTGGCTTATGAAAATTTGCCAAAATGGATGCAACAAGGAATTTTAAATTGGAACAAAGGCTCATTAGAATTAGAGAACAATAGTAAAATAGTAGCGGCTGCTACATCCTCTAGTGCTATAAGAGGTGGTTCTTATAATATGATATTTTTAGATGAATTTGCTTTCGTTCCACAATCAATTAGTGAACAGTTTTTTAATTCTGTTTATCCTACTATAACTTCAGGTAAAACTACAAAAGTTATTATTGTTTCTACACCACACGGTATGAATATGTTTTATAAAATGTGGATTGATGCTGTAAATGGTAATAATGATTATATTCCAACAGAAGTTCATTGGTCAGAAGTTCCAGGTAGAGATGAGGATTGGAAAAAAGAAACAATTCGTAATACAAGTAAAGAACAATTTGCTTCTGAATTTGAATGTGAATTTGTTGGTTCTATTGATACATTAATAAATCCAACAAAACTCAAAGCTTTGCCACACACAGCACCGATTAAATCTATTGCAGGTTTATCACAATATGTTGAACCTAAAAAAAATCACGAATATGTGATTACTGTTGATGTGTCAAGAGGTGTTCAAAGCGATTATTCTGCTTTTATTGTTTTTGATGCTACAAAAATGCCTTATTATGTGGTCGCAAAATATAGAAACAATGAAATAAAACCACTTTTATTTCCTAATATAATAGAACATGCAGCTAAACTTTATAATCATGCTCATACATTAATTGAAGTAAATGATATAGGAGGTCAAGTTGCTGATGCTATGCAATTTGATTTAGAGTATGATAATTTAATGATGACAACTCAAAGAGGAAGAGCAGGACAAGTATTAGGTTCTGGATTTAGTGGTAGAGGAAGTTCTTTAGGTGTAAGAATGACTAAAAGTTTAAAAAAAATTGGTTGTTCTAATTTAAAGACACTTTTAGAATCTGATAAATTAATAACAAAAGATTTTCATACTATACAAGAATTATCTACATTTATTAAAAAACATAACACTTGGGCCGCTGAAGAAGGATGTAATGATGATTTAGTTACTTGTTTAATAATATTTGGGTGGTTATCAAATCAACCATACTTTAAAGAGTTAACTAATACTGATATCCGTTCAAAATTATATGAGGAACAAGAAAAAATTATAGAACAAGATATGGCACCTTTTGGATTTATAGATGATGGATTAACTAAAGAAGAAGATGAAATTACGGTTGACGAATACGGAGATGTATGGCATCCTGTTGTTCGTAAAGGTCAATAGTGTAGATTGAAAGAATAATAAATAGATACAGATATTAAATAAAAATAATATTAATTTTTTAAAATTTATTTGCAAATAAATTAAGGAGACGAACACAATGGCATTTCAAGTATCACCTGGTGTTCAGATACAAGAGAAAGACCTTACCAACATTATCCCGGCAGTTTCTACTACTGTTGGTGCTTTCGCTGGCGAATTTAGAGAAGGCCCATTAGATGAGATTGTTACGATTGGAAGTGAACAAGAGTTAGTTGAAACATTTGGCAAACCTGATGCAAACAATTACGAGTTTTATTTTTCAGCAGCCAATTTTTTACAATATGGAAACGCTCTTCGTGTAGTTAGAGCTACTCAAACGAGTCAGCTTAATGCTACAGCCGATGGTACAGGACTTCAAATTAAGAACACTGGTCATTATTCAGATAATTATGCAGATGGCTCCGCATCCAAAGGCCTTTGGGCAGCTAGAACAGCTGGCGCATGGGGAAACAATCTTAAAGTTTCCATTTGTCCAGATTCTACTACCTATGAGGAATTAGCTAAAACTACTATTGCATCTTCTAACCTATCGGTTGGAGATACAAGTTTAGATTTGGCTAGTGCTACAGGATTTACAGTTGGAGACATTATAAATTTTGGTGAAACTGGTGGTTATGAGTATCGTGTTACAGTTATTTCTTCTGTTACAATTACTTTTGTAAGACATCCTGAAGGAACTGGTGGTTTACATACCGTTCCGGAAGTAGCAACAGGACAAGGTTCTGTTGGTGTTAGTGTTAGAAGAAGATGGCAGTATTACGACCAAGTTGAAGGCGCTCCTGGAACATCACCCTATGTTTCCGACAGAGGAGGCTC